TGCGGTCCTCGACTTCCGGTCCGGTCCGGCGGTCCTCGACTTCCGGTCCGGTCCGGCGGTCCTCGACTTCCGGTCCGGTCCGGCGGTCCTCGACTTCCGGTCCGGTCCGGCGGTCCCGGCGGTTTGTGAACTGTTGCGGCAACAGTTTTTGTGGTTCCCAACTAAACTTTTAACAACCAGAAAGGATATGGTGAGTGCCCTATGTGTATAATTTGTGTGAAACCTACTGGCGTTGAGTTCCCTTCTAAGAACGTGATGAAAGCTTGTTTTGAGAATAACCCTGACGGCGCGGGGTTTGCGTTTCCTATTAACGGTGAAGTTCAGATTTACAAGGGCTTTATGTCCTTTAAGAAGTTCTGGCGGGCTTTCCGGCGGTTTGAGCTTGACAAGTCTGTTCCGGTTGTCTTCCACTTTCGGATTGCTACGTCTGCGGGGATTAATCGGCCTTGTACCCATCCCTTCCCCGTTACTAAGGACTATAAGAGCCTACAGGCGTTGACTTGCACGACAGACATGGCGATTGCCCATAATGGCGTTTTGTCAAACGTGACACCTACTAAAACCCTGTCTGATACGATGGTCTTTATTCGGGACTATCTGTCACAGGTGAAAGACGAAATTTTGCAGTCGGAACAAACCCGCGTAGCAATCGAAAAGTTTACCGCCGGTTCTAAGTTCGCCGTATTGAATGGCGACGGCGACCTTCTTATGATGGGGTCTGGTTGGATTCAAGAGAAGGGGCTTTACTTCTCTAACGACACTTTTGAATATAGGCGGTTCTCATGGCGCAAGTGGTATGACGGTCTTTATGATAGCCGGGAAGACTACGGGACATGGGTAAAAGACGACAATGGCGAATGGCACATGATGTATGGCTCCGGCGGCAAATCCCCTTCTAAGAATAAAGACCGGAACTATTACGATTGGGAAGATGATAGGGACACTCTCACAAGTGCGGCTTATGATGAATGGTTGAACGGCACGAAAAAAGACAAGTCCCTGATTTACGGTCCCGGCGGCGGCGACGTTTATAAGTACGCACAGTCAATGCAATCGTCGGTCCCCTGTCCTTTGTGTGACGGCGAAATGATTATTTATGATGAAGACGGCGTCATTTACTATCATTGCCTGTCTTGCGACGATTGGTTTTTAGAGGAAGATGTTGACGCCATGTGGCGGGAACGTGAAGCGGAAACCGGGGAAAGAGCTTATCATGTATCCGGTCGGTGCTAGTGGACCGGGAAAGGGAATGGTGAATATATGGCTATGCGGTTGAATCAGAAAACGGCGAAAGTCGCCATGCGGGGCCGTCAATACGGCGGTCCCTATATCGTCCGGCTTTACTATGGGAACGACGGTTATCGGGACGAAGTTGTTGACAGCTTTTGTGATGGAATCAACTTAGGTGCGACATGGGCAAGGATTGAACCGGACCGGGGTTATGAACTGATAGACCCTACATATGGCGTCAACTCATTCCGGCAGTTTTCACAGACGACGATTGACAGCTTCCTTGCAATGGCGAAGGTGCGATAGTATGTCTTGCAGTAGACAATGTGCGGACTGCCGGACCTATTGGTGCAAGCGTGATGAAATATGGGTTTGCACTGGGATTTGTGAGGGCCGGAAGGCGAAAGGTCGGTGCGGAAAGACTTGTGCAACCCTCAATCCGACTATCCGCAAAACCGCCACAGAACGTCTTGTTAACCGCCGCAAGCGAAAGGAAAAGGTGAAAGCGTGATGAAAAGTGAATATGAAGACAGGCAATGGAATTTGAAACCGGGCGAGATTTACATGATTCGCCGCCACTTCAAACAGGCAGACGGGCGGACCTTCTCTTACTATGAATGGTCCCCTGATGATTGCACATGGTTTGGGAGCTATGAAAACGCCCTCGCCTATGTCCGGCGGAGAGCCTTTGAATACGGGACATGGGAAATCGTTAAGATGATACCGATTCCTCGTGAGAAGGACGGGCTTGAGGTTATCACCTTCAGGGGTGAGGGACAATCGTCTGACGGATAGAGTGTGGGAAATCGTCAGTTGAAGTGATGAAATTCCGCACTTTTTCTGTGACGCTTGTGCCGTATTTTACACTTAATTTGTGCTCAGGAAAAGGATTAGATGGTTTGAGGGCCGCGCCGGGTAAGGATGACTTGACGCGTCACGCGTGACGTGGTATAAGAGTGAACCAATTTGGAACACACATTGCAGAAAGGGGCAAGTTTATGGGAGTTTACAAACGTGGCTCAACTTGGTGGATTGACGTAACGGTGAACGGCAAGCGTCACCGTGTTTCGGCGGATACTATGGACCGGCAGGATGCTATTATCAAAGAGGCGCAATTGAAAAAGCAGTTGATGAATGGTTTTATCCCGGTCCCGGTAGAAGCGCCGTCCTGCGAGGTCTGCACGTTACAGGCGGCTTTTGACCGGATGCTTGAAAGCCATTGGAAGGGGACGCCGTCTGAAAAGACCGTCACTTCTCACATGAATCAGATTACGAAAATCATCCCGCCGGAAACGCCGATAGCGTCGGTTGATGAAAAATTGATTTTCAACCTTATCAAAGTTCTGAAAGACGGCGGGAATAGCCCCGCGTCTATTAACCGGAAGCTTTCAACCCTCTCTACTACTTTGGAGCACGCTTGCTATCGTTGGAAGGTTTTGCCGGTTGTCCCGTTCATTCCACGCGGAAAGGAAAGCAGGGGTCGGATGATGGTTATTTCAAAAGAACAGGAAGCGGAAATCTTGCGGATAGCTAACACCTTGTCCCGGTTCTTCGCCGGACTATTGGCTATCCTTTTTGAAACCGGAATGAGACTGTCTGAGGCTCTGGGCCTACAATGGAAGGACATTGACCTTGAGAAACGCATGATTCACATTTGGGAGAACAAGACGGACAACCCCCGGTCTATTCCTATGACGGACCGCCTGTATGCCGTCCTGATGATTGCCCGTCAGTACGATTCCGCCTTAGAGGGCGGTTCTGTGCCGGTTGGGAACATTGTGCAAGAACTCACGATAAACCGCGTTCAATATTTGTGGGCGCAGGTCCGCAAGCTGATGAGGATTGTAGACCCTGAGTTTACCATTCATGCCATTCGCCATACCGTCGCTTCCCGGTTGGTCCAGAACGGAGTTGACCTTTACGTTGTGGCAAAGTGGCTCGGACACACTTCCATCAAAACGACGGAACGGTACGCGCACCTTTCGCCAGAGAATCTGAAGAAGGCCGCGCAGGTACTCAACGCGTTTTCCACTTAGGTGCGCCCGAAATTGTGTCCACGGAAACATTCGTTACAAATGTCACATCCGGCACACGCCGGGAAGGGAGTCACAGCCTATGACACATGATGAGAAAATTCAGCGGCAGATTGAGCTTGAGCAGAAGTCACGCGGGGACGGACAAGCCCGGTACTGGCGGAACTACGACAAGTCGGTGAAGAAGGGACAGTTCTCTGCCACAGCCCCCGGCACAGACCTGATGCACACTATCGTCGGTCGGCTTGCGGAACGGATTGCGGTTTGGCAGAAAGACCGATCCCGTGCGGCAAGCCGGAATATGTCGCTCAAGCTGATGCTCGACAACTTCAAACCGGAAATGGTGGCGTTTGTAACAGCCAAGCTCATCCTAAACACCGTGACGAAGCGGGAATCCGTGCAGTCAACGGCAATCGCAATCGCCCGGTTCCTTGAGGATGATTTGAATTATCGGATCTTCCGCAAGGCAATGCCGAAGTACGTTGAGAAGGTTAAGAAGCATCAGGAAATGAAGCGGACGGACTACCGGACCAAGACGTTTGTCATGCGAAAGATGCAGAAGCAGAAAGGCGTCGATGAGGTTGAGTGGTCTATCGAAGAAAAGGCCCGGCTTGGGATGTACCTTGTCGAGATGTTCTGTGAAGTATCTGGTTGGGTAGAGCGTGTTACCGTCTGGACCGCAGAACGCCGGGAGAAAACACTTCTTCAACCGACCCCCGAACTTCTCGCATGGGTGAATGATGCTAACACAGCGAAGGAACTTCTCACGCCGGTCTATCACCCGATGATAGTTTCGCCGGTTGATTGGACCAACCCCTTTGACGGTGGCTATTACGACCTACCGTTGACGCTGGTGAAGAACAAGGACCGGGACAAAATCGGGCGGGCGTATCTTCAAGAGCTTGCCGGTAAGGATATGCCGCGCGTTTATGAAGCGGTGAACACCCTTCAGCGGACCCCGTGGAGAGTCAACCGGAACGTCTTTGAGGTTGTCAAGCGGCTGTTCTTCTCAGATGAGTTCAAGGGCAACCTCGCCGGTCTTCCGCCCCGCGACCGGTTTGAAAAGCCTACCGCTGGTCCTGAGTTTTACACCGACATGGAGTACAAGAAAGCCCACAAGCGGGAACTTGCGAAGATTGAGGAACTGAACAATCAGCTTGACTCCAAGCGGATTGCTACGGCGGCTCAGATTGAAACGGCAGAGATGCTTTTGAATGAACCTGAGTTCTTCTTCCCGTATCAGCTTGACTTTCGTGGCAGGGTCTACCCTGTCCCGGCCCGCCTGAATCCTCAGGGTGATGACTCGGCCCGTGGAATGTTGGAGTTCGCCAACGGTCTGCCTATCGGACGCGACGGCGGCAAGTGGCTGGCGATTCACGGTGCGAATATGTATGGCGTCGATAAGGTTTCGTTTGAGGACCGCGTGAAGTGGGTTCTTGAGAATGACCGCGTTATCGCTGAGTGCGCCATGTATCCGTTTGACAGTTTGGGGTTCTGGACGAAGGCGGACAAGCCGTTCCAGTTCCTCGCTTTCTGCTTTGAGTGGACGGCATACACCACGCACCTTGCAGAAGGGAAGTTCATGGACAGCTTCATCTCCCGGCTTCCGATTGCGATGGATGGTAGTAATAACGGTATTCAGAACCTCTCGGCGTTGGGTCGGGACGTGAACGCGGCGACCTTTGTCAATCTCATTCCCTCGGACGTTCCGCAGGACATCTATCAACTCGTGGCTGACCGCGTGATTGAAGCGGTGAAAGCCGACTACAACAACCCTGACCCCAAACGGCGCGCTCAGGCTTACGGTTGGGAAGGGCATATCACACGCAAGATTGTGAAGCGCCCCATCATGACGATGCCCTATGGCGTCACGCAGTACGGGATGATTGACCAGATTCAGCAGGAACTTGTGTCCATGCAGTTGCAGGGCAAATGCCCGTTCAACACCGACTGCCGGGCCGAAGCCGCTTACTTGGCGGTGAAACTCCGCGAAGTCCTCGGGGACACCGTTGCTTCTGCTGTCGGCGTGATGACTTGGTTGCAGGAAGTCGCACAGGTTGTTGCAAGCGACGGTTTGCCGATTGTGTGGCAGACTCCGATTGGTTTCCATGTTCAGCAGAACTACCGCAAATTAGATTCTAAACGTGTTATCACCCTTCTCGGCGGAGTGCGGGTTGAATCACGGATTAATGTTCCGACATCAGCCGTTGACGTAAAGTCTATGTCACGTGGAATCAGCCCGAATCTGGTACACAGTTTCGACGCCTCTCACATGATGGACACTATCCTTCGATGTAAAGAGCGCGGCGTGATGGACTTCCAGATGATTCACGATTCTTATGGGACTCACGCTTGCAACGCCGGTCTGCTGGCCCATGAACTCCGCGAGGCGTTCATTACTCAGTACACGCCGGATCGCCTGAGAGAGTTCGTGGAGCAGTTGCGGGAGCAGGTTGGTGAGGACAGCCGCCCGAATCTGATTGACCCGCCTGAGTACGGTGAACTGGACATCAACGTGGTCCGTGACAGCCTGTACTTCTTTGCATAGTCCATCCTTATAGACTTTAAGTTTAACTAAAAGTGAGACCCCCGGTCACAAGCCGGGGGTTTCTGCTTTTTGTATGTGTTTCCTATTTACTTACTACTACTTAGACCAAACATGAGTGTTGAAAGTGGGAGTAATAGAGAGAACGTCACAGCCACAGCGAAAGGAGAACCTTATGGAGAGACTTCCAAGCATCGCGGAAATGAGCGTGAATCCTATCAACCCTGCCCCGCCAGAGTTCAATGAGGAACTTCTGAACGCTATCCTCGGCGCACAGGCACGGCTGAACAGACGTAAGCGGGTTCTCGTGTCGCCGGTGAAAATCAAGTCCGGCGAAGTGTTCACGATGGAATCCGGCGGTAAGTACCTCTGCACGTCGCGGGGGAACTTCGTCCGGCTCGACAAGAAACTCAGTAAGAAGGCGCGCAGGAAAGCCGCCAAGAAAAACAATAACTGAAAGGAGAAACACACATGGAACAGCCTACTATCGTTCTCGCCATGACGCGTAAGGAGTTTGAGAAGCTGGCTACCGGCTGGTTTGTGAGCCAGATGCAAAACGGTGTCTGCACCTGTGAAGCCTGTGAAGGTGTAGCAGAAATTCTCGGTGAGGGAATCGAAGAACTGTTGCTGTTCGATGAGATGGTGGCTGACATGGAAGCCATCGAAGACCTCATCGACAGACTGAAGTCAGACGCTCGGATGAACCAGCTTCTTCTGACGGCCCCTCAGTTTCTCATCACCGCATAACCACGCTGAAAGCGAAAGGAGCACACACTATGACACGAGATGATTTGATGAATGGCCAACCTGCCGAAGCGGTGAAGGAGAGTTACAAGCTGGTCCACGCTCTCGACAACATCACGCCCCCGAACCCCGCCCTCAAGGTTCAGTCCCTCGCCTTTCTGTCGGCAATGGTGGCGGACCTCATGGATTACGAGCCGCACCTGATGCTGGAACTCGGTGACAACATCCGGCGCGAGATGTCCAAGCATGAGCCGGACACGCTCAAGGCGTTCCGCGCTTATGTACAGGGAGAACTGCGATGACGGACTCCAACGCTATCCAGAACGTCTATGACGTGCGGTGCAAGAAGTGTGGGTGCAAGTTCATCGCCTACTCCACAACCAAAACCTTCTCCTGTCCTGAGTGCGGCTGTCTGCAACCCGCGCTCAAGATGGAAGTCTACAAGCTCCGCTCAAAAGTCTTCTACCGCAAGTTCACCGAGGATGCGCGGCGACGGCTCATTGCGAGGCGAAGGGGCAGGTGACGTATGAGCGACAGGGACTACATCAATGCGCTGATAGAGTCGGCGCGGAATTATGTGAAAGCGGACCGTAAGGTTCCTGTGGACCTGTTGGGAAAGCTTCATCGGCTCGGGGTTGAACTGGAAGTTATCTATCAGGACAACAACCTCGGGTTTGAAATCTTTGAAACCAAAACCATTAACAGCTTCGATGAAGTCGAGGCATGAAAGGAGAAAGCACTTGGCTGAAAAGAAAGAACGTAACAAGATGTACACGTCGCCTAAGGGCATCGCGGCCTATCCGTGGCTGACGAAGTCGGACACGAAGTTCAAACAGGCGGGTGAGTTTTCCATCCGGCTGAAGGTTCCCGCAGAGGAAGCCTCCGGTCTGGTCAAGCTGATTGACGAGGCTCGTGAAGCGAACTTCGCGGCAGTCAAGGCGGACAACCCGAAGAAGAACATCAAGAAGGCTGACCCCCCGTACAAGCCTGAGCTTGACGATGAGGGTAACGAGACAGGCAACATCCTGTTTACCTTCAAGCAGGGCGCGGTCATCAAGACGAAGGATGGCGAGACCATCAAAGTCACCATCAAGATTTTCGACGCGAAGGGTCGGCCCATCGTCGGCAAGATTGTCGGCGCGGGTTCGACTGTGAAGGTTGCCTTCCAGCTTAACCCCTTCTACACCGCTCAGATTGGAGCCGGTATCGGGCTTCGTCTGAAGGCTGTGCAGGTTCTTGACCTGATTGAACCTCAGGGCGGTTCGGCCGAGTCCTACGGCTTCGGTGAGGAAGACGGTTATGAGTTCGATGGCGAGGATGTCGCTTTCGACGGACAGGCTCCCCCGGCAGGTACGCCGAGTAATGGCGACTTCTAAACTGCCCCGCCTTCGCACACGCTCCACTCTGGAATCCTACACCATAAGCGATTTGAAGAAACGTCAGGTTGACTTTCAGTACGAACCTCACCGCATTAAATATATGCAGGTGCAGGAACGCTCGTACACGCCTGACATCCTTCTCGCTAATGGGATATATGTTGAGGTCAAAGGATACTTTACATCCCTTGACAGGGCGAAACACCTGCTCATCAAGAAGTCCAACCCCGACCTTGACATTCGGTTCCTGTTTCAGAGGGCAAACAACAAACTCAGTAAGACGAGCAAAACCACTTACGCCGCATGGTGTGAGAAGCACGGCTTTTTGTGGGCGGAGAAGTGTGTCCCTCAAGAGTGGATTAACGAGAAGCCGAAATCCAAGCGAAAGGAGGAGAAGCTCCCGAACCCCGGCTTAGTGTCAGCCGGTCCTGAGCGTCTTTACAACTAACAATAATGCCTTCCCCCAACGTGAAGTACCTTGCCGTCCATTGTGCCGCGACGAAGCCGTCGATGGACGTTGGCGCGGCTGAGATTGACCGGTGGCATAGAGCGCAGGGCTGGTTCAAAATCGGCTACCACTATGTCATCCGACGTAACGGGAAGATTGAGAAGGGGCGTCCTGAGTCTGAAATAGGGGCGCACGTTAGCGGCTACAACTCCGTGTCTCTCGGTGTCTGCCTTGTCGGTGGTATCGACAGTAGAGGAAAGACCGAGAACAACTTTACTCCGGCTCAGTTTGAGTCGCTGAGAACCCTACTCACCGAACTCAAGGCCCGCTACCCTGAAGCCATTGTACAGGGACACCGGGACTTCCCTAATGTCAAGAAGGACTGCCCAAGCTTCGACGTGAAGAAGTGGTGGTCGGAACAATAGTCCCCTCAGCGGACGTAGTCGCTTTCACGCTCGGTATCGTCCGGCATTGTGGCTACGTCCGCTTTTAATTGTGAAAGGAGCGTCCTATGGAACTCACAAAACTTCAGATGGTGAAGATTGGTTTCTTCGCCGGTATCGGAATGTATCTGTCAGGCATCGTGTGTGGACTCGCCGGTGTCCTGCTGTCCATCATCTTCCGCTAAGAAAGGAGCATACACATGAAAGCAAAGACCAACAAGATTCAGATTCTCAATCACCTGCTCGGTCAGAAGCATATCTCTCAGCTTGAAGCCCTCGGTGTTTACCGATGCTTCCGCCTTGCTGCTGTCATCCATGAACTCCGTAAGGAAGGCTATAACATTCAGTCTCATTGGTCCGTTGATGCGACCGGTAAGAAGTACAAGCGGTACTACCTGTCCACGAGCAACGAGACTCAGTACGCGTCCTGTAAAACGCTTCGGCGCAAGTAGGTGTCTCTTATGGCTGACGGGAAATTCCTGCGGCACGAACCCTGCCCGAAATGCGGAAGCAAGGACAACCTCGCCCGATACGAGGACCACGGCTTCTGCTTCGGGTGCGGGTATTACGAGGGTACAGGGGGCGTTGAAGCTGAACGCCCTATCCTTGACAACGTCAACTTCATCTATGGCGAGTTCATGCCGTTGATGAAACGCATGATAACCGAAGAAACCTGCCGCAAGTTTGACTATCGCGTCGGTGTTTATCGTCAGCGCGACGGCTCCATGTCTCCCGTCCAGATTGCGAACTATCGGTCTGACGGGAAGGTAGTCGGGCAGAAGATTCGGTTCCCTTCAAAGGACTTCAAGTACCTCGGTGATGGGTCTCAGCCGCCCCTCTTTGGTCAACACCTATGGGGCAACGGCGGGCGCATGATTATCGTCACTGAAGGCGAGATTGATTGTATGACTGTGAGCCAAGTTCAAGGGAACAAGTATCCTGTCGTATCAGTCCCTAACGGAGCGTCCGGCGCAAGGAAAGCACTTCAGCGTGAACTTGAGTGGCTTGAGCGTTTCGACTCCGTGATTCTAATGTTCGACATGGATGAACCGGGACAGGAAGCCGCGAAGATATGCGCTGAAATCTTTACGCCCGGTAAGGCGAAGATCGCGCACCTTCCGATGAAAGACCCAAACGAGATGCTGCTTGCCGGGAAGGGCGAGGAAATTATCCGTGCGGTCTGGAACGCAAAGGAGTACCGGCCTGACGGTATCATCGCTGGTCCTGATTCGTGGGACCACTTCATGAAGAAGCGTAACGCTGTGTCTATCCCCTATCCGTGGGAACCACTGAACAAGCTGACTTACGGTCTGAGGAAACACGAGCTTGTGACGGTAACTGCCGGAACCGGTATCGGCAAGTCAACTCTATGTCGAGAACTGGCGTATCACCTTGTAAAAGCCGGTCAGAAGGTCGGCTACATCGCTCTTGAGGAATCGGTTGGTAAAACTGCCGAGTCCTTCATCTCACTTGAACTCAACATTCCCCTTCACACGTCCAAGACGCCGGTCTCTGATGCGGTTCTTCAAGAGGCGTGGAAGCGGGTATTCGACAACAGTCGGTTCTTCCTCTACGACCATTGGGGTTCAACCGACATCGACAACCTCATTTCCAAGATGCGTTACCTCGTCCGGTCCTGCGGTGTGGATTGGTTGTTTCTTGACCATATTTCCATCGTGGTATCCGGCATCGCTGATGGTGACGAGCGGCGAATGATTGACAACATCATGACCCGACTCCGCACCTTTGTCGAGAACGTGGACTGTGGCCTCATCATCGTTTCCCACTTGAAGCGTACCGATGAAAAGATATCGCACGAAGAAGGCGGACGTGTCCGGCTGTCTCACTTGCGAGGGTCCGGCGCAATCGCTCAGTTGAGCGACATTGCCATTGGCCTTGAGCGGGACCAACAGGACGCTGAGGAAGCGAATGTGGTTGCTGTGCGCGTTCTGAAGAACAGGTATTCCGGTGACACCGGGGTTGCCTGTGAAATGTACTACGACAAACAAACCGGTAGGCTCTATGTCCGTGAGTCTGAGCAAGTGCTGTTCACTCAGGCGGCGACAGAGGACGGGAGCATCGACTACTGAGAAAGGAAGGTTGGTATGGGGAAGTATCCATTATGTGATTCATGTGAAGCATACAAGGACAAGTTTTGTGTGGATCTCAAGACAGGTGTCAGGAAGTTCGAACCGGACCCCCGGCTCGGCTGTCCTGACCACAAGCCGGTCAAGCTGTTTCGGATGCATGACCATCCCGATGAAAGCCGAAAGTCTTTCGGGCTGAACATCCTCGATAACAACGGGATTGAACTGGATGAGAAGAACCCCGGTCCGATGGGTGATTGGAAGTCAAGCGGCGTCTTCTGTAAGGGGGAAAATGAAGTTACGACTCGGAAGTGTATTGACTGCGCTCACATGAGTCCGGCCAATGCTCCTTATGTGTGGCAGACTCCGATTGGTTTCCATGTTCATACGACTGATTACTGTCAGAAGTTTAAGGTCGAGAGAAGTCGCCACGCGGTCTGTGTGTGTACTGAGCATACACCCGTTGAGAAGGCGAAGAAGCCCATCCCGACTGAGATGTTCACCGTCACGAAAACGGG